GGAATCTGTTGCATATTCATTTTACCACTTGATGACAACCTTCCAGAAGTTGTTCCATGCAGGTTGAAACCTGTACGAAGTCTACTATCTCTGTCAAGTTGTGGGTAAATTTTGTCAAGATATGTACTCTTAATCTTAACTTTCTGTCGTATGTCAAGTACTAACTGAGGTACTTCATGTTTCTCAGCTAACTCTTTTAATACTTCCGCATCAGTACTGTCCGCACCCGTTCCAGTTTTCTTACCTGTAGGAGTTAGTCCTAAGTAATCAAACAATAAAGATCGAAGTTGCATTGTACTATTTGGGTTAAAGTCTTTGCCTTGTGAGTGTTCAAACTCTTTAATAGCTGGATAAGTATATAACTTTTGTATAGCTTCATCAATCTGATCTTGCATTAGTACAGAAGATGTTTGTAGTCTTTCTTTATCGAAAGGAACTCCTGCATCTTGAATATCAGTTAGAAATCTACAGCCTGGAATAAGAATATCCCTGTACACTCCATATAACCTATCGTTCTTTACTAGTGCATTTTCAAATTTAGTGAATAACAAGAATGTACATACTGCATCCATAGCAGCATAGTCTTGCATAGTTTCAAATGGAATTAAGTCCCAACTAAAACTACCTTTTAATACTCCGTTTCTACGACAATACTCATCTATCCATTCATACATACCTTTTTCATAATCTCCATAAGGTGTATATTTTAAAGATAGTTGTTTTAACCCATGTGTTCCTGGGTTTTCGTCTAACATATAATGTAATAACATGGTGTCTTCAAATCTTGGAAATTTAAAGTTAAAGTGATACTCAAAGAAAGCTAAGTCAAATTTAGCATTGTGAAATACTACTCTCTTTTTAGTAAATATTTGTTGAAGTAATACTTCTGCTGTTTCATCTATACATTCTACATCAATATACACTCCATGTTCTGGCTCATACGACATACTAATGCCAAGTATCCATCCATCTCGGGGATACAAGCCAGAAGTCTCTGAGTCAAGTGCTACAAAGTCATTTGCATGATCTCTTGCATTGATAAGGAATTGATGTAGTTTTCTTGAATCTCTAATACCATAACACTTGTCATTGCCAAGCTTCTGTTGTTTTAATTGTCCTTTTGTGTACTTAACAATATTACTACGAGATTCTTCCCATGTCTTTTTAGCCTCTGGTTTAAAAGCTAACATAGCTGGGTTAATTACTGGTAGGTATTTATCATCAATACATCTACCACTATATTCTGTTACAGAGTTTTCTTTTGTAAAATACTTCAAACATTCAGAACCAACAAGTATAATCCAATCATAATCATCTTGATTAATCTCAATATCACAATCTCTTTTTAATACTTTCTTAATTGTTGGGTTAGAACATAATTCATACTTATCGAACTCTATTTCATTCTCGAATAATCGTACATAGTCATTACGACTTGGTTTACTTTCTACTAGGGCTATTTTAGCCATATAATGTCTCCTTTAATTCTTTTACTTTTAATTTATTTAATGCTCCTGCATCCCCTAATTGTACAGGTAGTCTTACGTTTTTTGATAATAACTCTGCAATTTCACACATCTCTTGTATCTTTGTTGATGCATCTTGCCCTGCTTCATCAGGGTCAAATAGTATATCTACTGCAGATACTCCTTGCATTTTTAATAATTTTAGCTTATCAACATCAATGTTTCTAGTTCCAAAACAACAAATAGCATTATCTAACCCTTTGTCGTGAAGATTTAACATATCAAATATGCCTTCTACTAATATTACTCTGCCTTTTATAGGGCGGACTCGAGCAGGATACAAAGGTAACAATGCCTTCGGGGGATGTATTAAATACTTTGGAACATCAGTTGGGGACTGTGTTCGGCAATTAAATGCTACAATTCTTCCTGTCAAGTCCTTAATTGGAAAAGAAATTCTGCCTGTAAATGGTTTATCTGGATGCAAAAATGCATCAAATAATTTATAGCTTTCTGGAGTGATCTCACGCCAGTTGCCCACATAAGGCATAAAGTTCTTTGGCATCTTCAATCCTATCGAAGATGCTCTTTTTTCTTCTATTTTTCGTCTAACTTTTTCTCTACGAATGTCTAATGGATTCGAAGGGGCATCATAATGATTAAATAAATTGCCCTTAAAGCCACACGAAAAACAGTTAAATACCCCAGTAATTCTATCAATTCTCATACTTGGGTTACTGTCGTCATGCTCAGGATTAAAACACGCAACAATAGCATCTGCTGGAGATAACTTATACTGTATTTTTCGTTCTTGTAACAGTTCTTCTACTGTCATAATTCAGCAAATAACGCCCCTATAATAAATATCGGTAAAGCGATTATTATTGCAAAGGTAAATCCTATAAGTATGTGTTCTAATATTCTCATCATAGTTTCTTGTGTGTCCATCCTTTTAATTGATCTCCAAGTGCCTCAAAGTCTGTCATCTTTTTGCCGCTTGGATCTTCTTCGTGTTCGTAATACTTACTTTTCCAAGCAAGTTCTACCATTTGAAACCATATTGCTATGGCTTTGTTTCTAAATTCTATATCTCCCCATAAATAGTACATATTCCACCATTCTTTTTGAAACTTGTATACTTCTATTTCCATTGTTTTAAACATCCATCCGTCTGAATGTGTTTTAATTATTTCTAACATTGCTCTTAGTCTTTGACTTCCTGCAATCGGATAATAACTAGGCATGGTTAGTATTGGGGATTTCATTCCATGCTCTATTAAACTTTTCATAAGAGGTTCATTTAGAGGAACTTTATGAATATTCTTTTCCACAGTTGGCTGATTCAATAGAAATTTAACTGATTGTTTTTCTATATCGAAAGGAGGCAGAGCTATTAACTCTGCCGTTTCTTTGCTAACTCTATCTGCCGCCACTGTTTCTTACCTTTCTCCAAAGACCGTGTCTGCGTCTTTTTTCTATTTCCATACGAATCATGTATGTTCTAATTAATGCTACTACTGTCATTATAAAGGTAGTAGTTAAAGATATAAGAAAAGCACTTTGCCATGCCCATTTCTCTATCATTAGCCATAACATAAATGTTTGTAACGGAAAGTTAATTGCTAGTGCAACACCTACTTGAACCACTGATTCTTGTAGTGCTGCTTTCTCTGTTTTAGTCATTTATTTCGTCCCATAGTTGTTCCTCGAGTTCAGATTCATAAATCTTTCTAAACTCCTCGATTGTTGGTGTGAGCACCTTTACAGGTGACTCGCTTAATTCTCGCACATATCTAGTATATGCAATTAGTAGTTGTTGTTCTGTGTATAATATCATATGTCGTCTACATTTTCTCCTGTTGCCATATTATCTTTAATTGCTTCTCGCTCTTTAGGATTGATTGCTGACTGAGGTCCAATCTTCAAGGTTTCCCAGTCGACTGTGCTTGTAAAACTTTCCATACGATTACTTCTCATTTTTACACAGTTGAATGTCATGCACTCATCCTGCTGTTCCCATGTTTCTAAAGCATAGGCAGCATCTGCTGCATCAAGAATACCTTTTGCAAACCTAGCTTCTCCACTTGCATCTGTTTGATATGGTGCGAAGACAAGCGTTTCGTATTCTTGTGCATATAATTTCATTTTCTTACTGACTTCTATCTGTTCTGTCCAGTCATACTGACCTGAGCGACTAGGTGCATTGTGGCGTCGAACTTGGTTTAGATAGTCTACTATTACTACTCCTACATCTAGTTGGTTAACTTTCTTATCTAATTCAGATTGAATTTTAGAAAGTGTAAGTGCTGGATCATAAATTACATCTAGTTGTTTTTCTTTATGTAAAGGTAGTTTTGTTAAATTTTTGTGGAATTCTTCAAAGTCATGAGTTTGTTGAAACTCTGGCAATAATTCATGTCCACCATCAAAACGACCTGCCCACCAGCCGCCAACCATATTCCATTCCTGAGCAGAAAGGACTTTATTCCTTAATCTTGAAAATGGTATCTTTGTAGCAATAGAACAAATTCTCTGAAGTATTGATCTACTATCCATCTCAATCGTGAAGTATAAGGCACTACGCCCACCTTCATATACATTGGATGCTAGATTACAACAAGTTAGAGATTTTCCTGAACCTCGTCGTCCCCCTACAAGCACTAAGTCTTTAGGAGAGAACTTGATTTGTGAGTCATACTCACTATTGAGTCCTAAGGGTAAATACTTCGCTAGTTCTTTGTCATCTTCAAACAAAGATATGCTCTGCATACTTTCTTCGGGTGGTTTGACATCTACCTTATCACTTACCCTTAAAACTATTTCTTGTAATTGTTCTATATTCTCCTCTGCACTAGCCATTGCGACTGTACTATCAATGTAATTATCGAGTTCATCTAGGATTTCTACTTGTGCATATTCATTTTTTAAATAGTCAAGTAAAAGCCAAGCGTCTACCTCGACATCTACAGATTCGATTGCGAATATTTTTTCTTGGAGTTGTCGATCTCGGACTTCATAAGAGAGATCTTCGAATTGAGGAAGGTCTTGATAATTGTCTATATGTTTATCAAGGATGCGGAATATTGACTGGTACTCGCCAGGTAGGTAATGTTCTTTTAATTTAGACCATGTATCTAAATCTTTTTGAACTATAATCTGTTTTAAAAGCGCGGACGCAATATTCATTTGACCTCTCCCAAAGTACTAAAAAACGGGCAGGGGCGAACCCCTGCCTTAAACTAATCAAAAAGATTCGGTAATTAACCTATGTCTTTTTTAGCTGCGCCGTTGTAGTCGGAACATTGTAGTCCTCGTCTTGTCAACATAGTTTTTACGCCACGAACTGTTTTGCCGATTTGGTCAGCAATTTCTTCTACAGTGTGGTTAGCAACATCTAC